TTACGCCTACGCTTACAAACGTGGGTGTACTTCATCAGAATCGTTTTCACTATAGCGTAGGTTCGAGTGACTGGAAGCGTTGTCAATACATCGCTTCTTATCCTCGAACTGATCGCTTGACTTTAGTGAATCATGGTCACCTTAGTGGAGTCGCACTTACAAATGCTTCTTCGCCTAGGGGTGTTCTGCCTTGGCTATACAATGAACCAAGCTATGTTCCTGGCTCGTATAAGAACAAACGCCTTAAAGCGTTTATGCGAGCTATCGAGTCTGACTTGCCGGATTTGTATCCCGGTTTGACAGTTGCCCAAGGCCGTGCTTTGGAAGACGGTTTTGAGTCAATCGACGTGAACATGTTAGAGACTTTGGGCGATCTTTATGAGATTCGGTCACTGATCGAAGGGTTTGGTTCCTATCGCAAGTTTCTTCGGAAGCTTGCATCAGGAAATGCAAACACTTTGTCTGTTCTCGATCTTCTCTCAGATTACTCACTTCTCTATAGCTTCGGCATAGCTCCCACGATAAGCGACGCGCAAGCGCTCGCTACTCATGGGAGGCGTCTGGTCGAGTCATATCGCTTGATTAAGCCTCGTCGTGCCCTTTATGGACACTTCGACTTTAACTACGATGGGTGGACCGTTCGTTACGGTTCCAAAGTAGTGATCAAGCAGGATGTCTCGTCCGTGTTAGCTGCTCTCCTTCCGGCTCGTGCCGCTGGACTAATTCCAAACCTTCAAAACGTTTGGAACCTTGTTCGTTTTTCCTTCGTCGCTGATTGGTTTTTCAACATTGATGACAGATTATCCGTCATCGACAATCAGATGATGTTGCTTCTATTTGATGTTGACTATGTTGTCAGCACCATTAAAGCGACTCGCGATATATTGCGAGAGGATTACGAACCTTTCGGCTTTTCGCCGAGCGGTGAAGATTCAGTCAAATTTTCCTACTTTTGTAGGTCAACTTCCGACACTCTTTTGAGCTTCGGTAAGTCTCGTTTTGACTTTTTCTCTGCCGCAGGCCCCACGGACATAACGTCCGCCGCGTCACTAGCTTATAAACTAGTACGTGGAAAGTAAACGTCCTAGCCTTATAGAAGGCTATTAACCGACATAAGGAGAAACTCCGTGTCAGTAACATATACGATCCATAACGTGGTGGCGACGCCCGTAACAACGGCTGTCCCTACCCTCCCTCGCACGAATCTCAAGATACAATCTCGGACTCGCGGAACTGATGGATCGGTTGAAACTATCTATCGTC